TTATAGAAGTCTGCCATTGATCAAATTTTTTGCATCTTCTGAAAAAATATGATCATTTTCTTTGTAAATTCTCATTATTAGTTTACGAATTTTATCTTGCCCTAGGCCATACATTCTGCAAAAGACTATTGCTGCTCTTATTTTTTCCTCTATATCGCGGTCTTTTTCTAATGTATAAAAGAATCCACAAGGGGTCATTATAGAATCATATGTTTCATCCATATTGGAGCTGTATTCATAATGAGTATTCTTTTCAGCAGGTGTCTGCTTTTTGTAATCCCAAATTAAATTAAAAGCGTCCTCATAATCATAATCTAATATTAAAGAAATGGCTTCATTCTCCAACTCTAAATTGAAAGTTGCCGAATCGTTTAACGATTCGATGAGAGAAATTCCTTTATTTGTTGCACAAAAATAATGAATTGAATCGCCTAAAAAGGAAGATAAATCTTCTGATGATATATTATCTAAAATCCGATTCATTAAGTCAGCTTTCTTACCTGATAATGGGAGATTAAAATGGCGAAGTATATTTTTTAAATCCGCAACTTTTAATTTTGAAATATTGACATTTGAAATTCTTAATATATCGGATGAGTAGAGCTTTTTTAATTCATTCGCATAATTTAATCCATATTCATAGTACCAATATTGCGCAATATTTGCATTTTCCACAGAACGCCCATTGATGTATTTTAGAAAGAAAATATCTGTGGAAAAAATATTTGAAGAACAGTTGGTTGGAAAATTAATTATTTCTTGGTATGCTGGAATAATAGTTGCATTCTTTTTTTCGGCAAGACTTTGGACTACAAATGAGGCGTCAAGGACTTCGCCATTGTATTGTCCAGTTTGTCGCAATGATTCTTCATATCCTAATTGCATAAGGTATGGAATTTCTTCATCAGTAATTGGAGAATTGTCTGTATGAACAATGGAATTTCCAAGTGTTATATATTGGTCAGAGGACGAAGAAATTTCTTTTTCCGTAGTTGGATTTTGATTGAATAAGTGTTCTTTAAGCTGTTTTCTAACAGCAACTTTTAATAAAACAATACCAAGTAGCAAAAATATCAAAGAAAATATTATATCCCCTATAGGATGCTTTTTAATTTCAAAATAGCTAATAGCACTACCAAAAAAGAATACAAGAAACGTAATTCCCAAAATTCCGCAAAATATTTTACAGATGTAATTTAATATTTTTTTCATAGGTAAACTAATTCCTTTCTGGTATTATGAATATAATTCAAGAACACCAAGAGGTTCGAAATATATCAAATAGTTATCTTGTTTTGTGCATAAACCGTACTTTTCGTGAAAATAGTCCAAGCATTCTTGTAAAAATTTTTCTGTTACTTCCAGATGTTCTGCAATTTCATATCTGCTTCGGCATCCATCTTTATATGAATCCACTAAATCCGATAGGGAAATCATTTCATTGTATGCCCAGACCCGTGCTCGTCGTTCCTGCTTTCGGTTTTCGGTTTCCTTCTGATCTGTAATATTCCCTACAGTAGTGAAATGGTGTCCGAGTTCTTCGGCCAGGATACAAGCTTTTTCTGAATCGGCACATATATCTTGATTGAGTGAGATGGTTCCATCACAATACAAACCTTTGAAACGATCGCTGGTGAATGGATAGTCTACAATGTCAACATCTATATCAGAAGCGGTCTGGCATAATTTTTCAAATTTATTCATTATAATCACCTCCACCGCATTCTAAACTATGTATTGTCCAATAAAAAGGACTATTTTCTTTTGGACTTGACAAATTCTGCAAATGCTTTGATTTCATCGAGTTCCTCTGGTGTGTATTCATCACCGTCAAAATGTGCAGCAATGGTGTTTGGATTTATTATTTTGGTTGTTTTGTTTGTTCGTCCTAACAAATAATCAATATCTACATTGAAGAAATCGGCAATTGTTTCTAACACTTCAAAATTTGGTTGCCGTTCGCCTCGCTCATACATATTTATAGAACTTTTGGATATTCCAAGGGCATCAGCGAGTTCTTGCTGGGACATATTTTTTTCGTTTCTCAATAATTTTAATATCTTATCAAATTGAGCCATGCTTAATACCTCCGTATATCTTTAAGCATATTATACACGCATCGTGTATTAAAGTAAACAAAAAAATGCACAAATTGTGCTTGACATATGTGCACAGTACGTGTATATTAAAACTAAGCACGAAACGTGCACAAAAAATATAGGAGGTGGGAGATTGAATAAACAAGCGATTGCAGAACGTCTCCTCAAATTAAGAGGAGATAAAAGCAGAGATACGGTTGCGAAAGCTTGTGGAATAAGTACTTCTGCTTTGGCAATGTATGAGCAGGGAGAGCGTATACCTCGTGATGATATTAAAATGAGGCTCGCAAAGTATTACAAAAGATCAGTCAACTTTATTTTTTTTGACCAATAAGAGCACAAAACGTGCACGATAGAAAGGAGAGTGAGAATGTGAAGATCATCAAAAAAATTATAGAGTCTTTTATCAAGTGGTTTGATAATATTCCAACTTGGTTCTTATCATATCTATCCTTAGTAGTTTCTATGATTGCATTTGTAGTGGCTATATTATTGAAAAAATAAATGCCAGAAAACTAATAAGCAAGGAGATGATAGATATTACACGAGAGAAAATAGCATCTTTTTTAGCATCAATAGCGTTTTGGTGTGCGATGTTGACTTGTTCAGTTAATAGGTCAACATGCTCTTTTAAAGAATTTGCTTGATCTTTTGTATGGTTAGAAATATCTTCTAATGCTGCTATCTGGCGGCGCAAAGACGCGCTATTTTCTTCGGCAAGTAAGTCGAGATGCTGATTTATTTTTACGGATTCATCCATACAAGAGTCCATGATTAGGTTATGTAAGCTGTTATCCATACTAAGCCTCCAAAGATTTGATAAAGGAATTATATCATGTCGGTTGGGAAAAGTGAACAGCAGCAACGAGAAGAATAAGGATTGAATAAGGATGCGAACAAATTGCATAAGAAGGGAGAGTGAGAAAATGCCAATCATAATGGCGGGAATATGAACAAATCAGAATTTATGACACAGCAGGAAAGAGAAGCGTATCGCATCGGATATGAACGTGGAAAACAGGAAGGTCTTAAGAAAGCGTCACTGCTCATTCAGTTGGTGGCATTAGATAGTAACGATTTTAAGGAGAGTATTCTCCAGAACAGCAAAGAAGCTGTTGAGTTGAGAAAAATTTTTATAGAGAAAGGTGAATAACATGAGTGATTTAATTAACATTGACATGGAAAACCAGACAGTTTCAGCAAGAGAGTTACATGAAAAATTGAATATTGGAACAGCATTTAAAGATTGGTTTCCGAGAATGGCTGAGTATGGATTCGTAGAAGGCACGGATTTCAACATGCTCAAAATTGAGCGGGTTCAAATGGAAGGAAGTAGAGAAGTGAGGCGAGAGGTTACAGATTATAACATTTCTGTTGATATGGCAAAACAGATTTGCATGATTCAGAGAACACCAGAAGGCAAAGCCGTGCGTCAGTATCTTATCGATTTAGAGAAGGCATGGAATACACCGGAACAGGTATTTGCTAGAGCGTTAAGGATGGCAGATCAGACAATCAGCAGCTTAAAAGATAGATGCAAATTTCTCGGTGGACAGGTTGTGGAACAGCAGAAGGTTATTGAACAGTTAGAGCCTAAAGCATCATATTACGATCTGATTCTCCAGTGTAAAGACCTTATTGCGACAACTGTTATTGCTAAAGATTATGGCATGTCAGCAAAGAAGTTTAATTCTATGCTTCATGATATGGGAATTCAATATAAACAGGGAGATATATGGGTACTGTATTCCAAATATCAGGGACAGGGATATTTGAAAGCAAAAACGCACAACTATGCAGATGGAAATGGAGTGCAACATTCGAAAGAACATGCATATTGGACGCAGAAGGGAAGGCTGTTCCTTTATGATCTTCTTAAGCAAGAAGGTATTTTACCACTGATAGAGAGGGAATATGTGGCTTGATTTTTAATAACAGAAAGGAGATGAGAGAGTGAACGAAGAAAAGAGCGATAAAGTGAGATATTTCATAATTAGAATATCCATCATATTAAATTCTGTCGGAGTTATAGCAAATTCAATTGCAATAATAATGAGATTATACCAGTAAATGCTGATATGAATGCAAAAATCATTCCAACGATGCCAATCCAATTATTTGACCACCATTCAGATTTACTCTTTGACTGGACATATGCTTTTCCTTGGTCTGTTATGTGGTAATCAGAGTATTCGGCTTGGTAGCCGTTTGGATATCCAAGACTATCCCGTTTAATATAGTTTGAATCTATAAGTGCGGAAAAAGCATCATCTGGAAGGTTTTTAATTTCATCATCAGTAAGAGAGTAGTTTTTGTTGAATAATTTTAATATTTTGTATGAATCTTTTGAAATCATGTTGTTGGCTCCTTTTATTCTTAAGCATAATATCACAATTATATGGCAAATGGAAGGATAACACGGATTAGAGAGGACACAAAGAGCAGAAAATTAGGCTACAAAAATAATATTTCATATTGTGAAGGAAGGAGGATGAGAGAGTGATACATCATTACATTACCAAGTATAGAGAAAATGGAGTTCGATATGCAGAGGCATGGATTCAGATAAATATACTTGGCAAGGCAATATGTTTTTGGAAAAAAAGAATCGCAATTTGAGAGCCACTTAGAAAGTGACTCTCGGGAAAATTAAATTTTTTCCCATTTACGACCTTTTTCCTGTGTTGGTGGAAGACGGTCTCCTGGGTCAATAGTTACTTGGCGTGCATGAGGTACCTCGCCGCCACGAGGACCAACTTCGCGGTATTCGCCTTTTGGTAAATTATCGGTTCCAGGTTTATGGAGTTCTTTACCCATAGTAGTATTCTCCTTTCATGATACTCGGACGCGGCAACGTCCTGTAAGGAGATTATATCACAAATGGAAGATACAGAATTTAAGAACTACGTACAGGCACAGTTAATAACCTATTAACAGGAGGTGGGCTTATGGCAAGATATCCAAAGAAAGCTACATACAGAACCTTTGTGATCGATTCTAAAACCGGTGAATGGAAACAAATTGATCCAAAGGATATACCTCAGAACAAAATTGATGAGTTGTGTGACAAGTTTGCGCTTGGCGCAGGTTATAAGCGCGTAGAGTAGCCACTGCGGTGGCTGTGCGGACAAGCTATAAAGGAGAGAACATGAAACAAAGAGCTTTTGAAATAGGAGTCGCAATTATGATGTTCGGTGCAACTGCTATGGACTCGGAAGGAGTTGGCTGGATAATTGCCGCAGGAATGGTAATTGCTGGCGCGGTGATCGCACATGTGGCATACACACTCGAGAGAGTGGAAAGAGAGCGGAAGGAAACCGAGCACTGTATACAGAAGCTCCGGAAAGCAAGTTGAAAGGAGAAAAATGCACATCAGTGGAATAAAGCGTATGTATCCGCAATATCCGAATAAAGCTTCGAATCTCACGTACCCGCGAAAGGAAAAGAAAAATGATGGGGATTTCAAGGAAGTGTTGGATGTGGAAATAAAAAAGATGGAATTAGCCGACCAAAGCAATGATTCCATCTAATTGGGGGGTTATTTCTCTCGGGAAACAAAAGAAAAATAAGCATTAAAAATGCTATGCCTTTATTTTACAAGAAATATATTTAATGTGCAAGTGAAAAATATGAATTTACGTCAAATCGAATCGCTTGTAAGTGCGTATTTGCACTGCAAGGACGCAGAAAAGATTCTGAACAATGCAGGATCATTTATTTACACCGAAGCAGCGTGTCCGCTTATGGACGAGCCGATGGAGCAGATCTATGCGGCACTGATAGACGGACAGGATGATGAGACAGCGGACTGGATCTATGACCTGCTGCAAAAAGGTGAAGCAAAGGCAATTTATGATCTGCTGCAGGAAGGAGCCGACAATGAAAACGATCCCGGATAATTATGATTTCTTCCGGATGCATGAGGATGAGCAGGACGAATGGCTGGAACAACGGCCGGTGTGCGTCTGCTGTGGGGATCATATTCAGGATGATTATTGTTATGACGTTGGCGGAGAAATCTACTGTGAAGATTGTATGGTTTCATGCTTCCGGAAGGTGGTGTGATGTATTACAGACCCTGCCCCTATTGTGGGGCACATCTTGATCCGGGTGAATCATGTGACTGCCTGGAAAAGAAAAAGGAGAACAATAAAAACATCATTGCAGCATATAGAAGTGGCAGGGATGGACAGATGGAAATGAAGTTGGAGGATATGATGTATGGCACTTAAATCGTGGGAAGAAATGCGCAAAATTGACGTAACTCCATATTGCCAGGAACGGGATGGAATGACGTATCTCAATTGGGCGAAATGTATTGATCTGCTGCATGAGAATGGTGCAAAGAAAGTTTACTGGGTGCCGATTCCGGATGAGGGAACGGGAAGTTCTTTGCGCATGGTTTCAAAAGATTTCACAGATAGTAAAGGAAATACAAATCGATGTTATGAGACACGAATTAAAGTTGTAATTGATGAAAATGAGTATGAAATGCAGTCGCCGGTGATGAATGGCTCCAATCCGGTCAAGGATAATTCCATGAGCCAGCAGAGGGTATGGAACAGTATGTGCCGGTCCTTTGTAAAGTGTGTGGCAATTCATACGGGGCTTGGATTTAACCTGTGGCTCAAAGAAGAAATGCAGCCTTTTAACAACATCATTCCTCGTAATGAGGAGAAGCCGAGCCCGGCAAATATTAAGATACTGAAAGACCTGTGCATCAAACATAAGGTGAATCTTGAATACTGGATCACGAGCAACGGAAAGACTTGGGACAGTTTATCAGCAGAAGATGTTGGTACAATGCTGAACAGTCTGAAATCGAAGTATGGTGATGACTGATGTATACGATGGTAGATGTGAAGCAGTACCGGGAAAACAGTGATGGAACAGATCTTGTTGTTTCCGTTCCGGGAATGAAACTTGGTGGTCTGCTCCAGAGAAAGAAGATCAAGAATGCAGAGATCCGCTTTGATGATGGGCGGCATATCTCTGCGGAGCAGAGGAAGAAAGCATATGCAACGATCCGGGATATTGCAGACTGGACAGGCTATCCACCGGAAGAAATGAAGGAACGGATGAAGTATGAGCATATGATCCGTACAGGAGATCCTTATTTCAGCCTTTCTAACTGTTCGATGGATACCGCGAGGGAGTTTATCAATACGATCTTGGAATTTGCTTTAGAGTGGGGAATCCCACTTTCAGACAATGCGATTGACCGGACGGATGATATTGGGCGGTATCTGTATTACTGCCTAATGCATAAAAAGTGTGCCATCTGCGGCAAGGATGGGGAAATCCATCATGAAGATGCAATCGGTATGGGAAATAACCGCCGGAAGGTGGATGATTCGGGTTATAAGAAGATCTGCCTGTGCAGGGAGCACCATACGATTGCTCACCAGATGGGAGTGATCCGGTTCCGGCAGATGTATAAGGTGTATGGAATTGTTGTGAAGGCGGAATGAAAATGACATTTGAAAGGTGGCGAGAAGTGCTGATTCGGGAGGTGGAGTGATTGGATGGCAACTACATAAAGCTGAGCCGCGGGCTACTGGAATGGGAATGGTACACAGATATCAATACAACCCGGCTGTTTATCCATATGCTTCTGAAAGCCAACTGGAAGGATGGAAATTTCAAAGGGACAACGGTTCCACGTGGATCGTTTGTCTCATCCATCGGGAAGCTGTCGGGCGAAACAGGGCTTACGGAGCGCGAAATCCGCACCGCAATTTCACATCTGAAAAAGACAGGCGAAGTGACAAGCAAAACGACAAACAAATTTACTGTATTTACAGTGGTTAAGTACGATTTGTACCAGACAATCGACAAGCAAAATGACAGGCAACCGACAGGCAACCGACATTCTAACGACATTCAAACGACAACAATAGAAGAAAAGAAAGAAGGGAAGAAGGAAAGAAACACACCCCCTATATCCCCCGTGGAGCGGTTTGCAGATTTTGCCGCAGCCTATCCGAAAACCTGCACTGGTTATCTGGCAGAGACGGAATACTGCAATGCGGTTGATGCCGGAGTGTCGGAAGCTGGCCTGATTGCAGCGGCAGAGAATTATGCTATTGCCTGCCAGCGGAAAAAGACACCAGCCCGGTACATCAAGAACCCGGAGAACTTTTTGAAAGAAAACCTGTTTATGCAATACCTGGAAGGAGTGGATGATGGACCAGCAGATGAAAAACATGATCAACGAAATACTGGAGCGCGTGAAAAATCGCTCAACGAACTGCTTGAAGAACGCGGATGTTCCGGATGTTTCGAAGGGTTCTGATGTGTGCCCAGTCTGCAAGGGCAGCGAATGGATTCTGACCGAAAAGGACGGTATTGAAACAGCCGTGCCGTGTAAGTGCCGGGAGCGTGCGATCATGTTGCGGCGGCTGCGGTTTGCGGATATCCCGGAAGCATTCAGGGGAATGGAACTGAAAACATTTCGGATGGATGTGTACCGGGAGCGGGACAGCAGGAAGAAAGTGTCGGATGCCTGCCGGATCATAAAAGCGTACCTCGGGGATTTTGAGAACCAGAGGGAGCAGGGGATGGGACTGTTTATCTGGTCCCGGACAAAGGGCAGTGGGAAAACAAGGATTGCGGCAGGGATTGCAAACGAGCTGATGAAAAGCTACGCAGTCAAATTTGCGGTATCACTGACCATCCTGCAGGAAATCAAGAATACATGGCGGCGGGACGCGGAATACAGTGAGAGCCGTTTGCTGGATGCACTCTGCACCACAGATATCCTGGTCATTGATGATTTCGGAGTGGAACGGCCGGCAGACTGGATCAATGACAAGCTGTACCAGATCATCAATGAGCGTTATATAAACCGGAAAGTGACGATTTTCACAAGTAATGAATCTCTGGAAACGCTGCAGTATGATGACCGCATCACGAACCGGATCAAGGAGCGAACCTACCAGATCGCATTCCCGGAAGAAAGCGTGCGGGATCATATCGCAGAGCTGCATCAGGAGGACATGATCCGGAAGCTGATGGACGGTTGAAACACCAGCGAAAGCAAAGAGCACTATCTGACGGACGAGATCATCCGAAATCAGTTCATTGAGGATGAGCGTTGGGATATTGTTACAGGAGAGGCGGTATAAGGACGCGATAGATATGTAGAAAAAGCAATATATTTTTTAATTTGTTGTACTTTTGTATATCATAAATAAACCAGTTATCATTTAATCTATATGAGTAAACTATAAAATAGACGTATTTTCAAGGAGAAAAATAGAATGAACGATTTAATGATTTTTGAAGGAAACGAAGTTGAAGTATTTGAATTTGATGGACAGGTGTTATTCAATCCGTATCATGTAGGCGCTTGTTTGGAAATTGGAGAAAATGGAGTGAAAGCTGCTGTTTCTAAGATGAATGATAAACAGGTAGTTAAGCTGACAAATTCTAAAGTTGCTAAATACAACTTTAGAAAATTGCATAATACTGGGGAAAACTTTATCACAGAAAGTGGTGTCTATAAGTTAGTATTCAAGAGTCACAAGCCAAATGCTGAAAAATTTACAGATTGGGTTGCCGATGAAGTACTTCCTGCATTACGTCAGACAGGACATTATGAGATGAAGAAACAGCGAACAACCAAGAACGTGCATACGGAGAGTTTATCAGCAGTAAATAATGCAGTTAAGATACTTACACCTATGCTCGCGGCGGCTGGATGTGATAGTAAAATACAGCTTCTTACAGCGAAATCGCTCTACGAAAAGGCAGATGTGACACTTCCAATTATGATCGAAGCAGATCGGCAATATTTTGACACGGTACATATTGCTCGAAACGTTGGAATTTATTATCAGAGTTCAGGAAAGCCGGCAGACAAAGCGGTAAATGAGATTATTCGTCGATTGGATATTCCTGAGAATATGTATACAGATACATGGGAGAGTAAAGGAAAATGGCAAGGAACAGTCAGAAAGTATGTTCCAGAGGTTATAGATATGGTTCGTTCTTGGTATGTAGAGCATGGGTATCCTAGAGATATCGAGTATATGCAAACTGATGGACAGATGAAATCATATCATGTAATTTGGCGTAAAGGTGGCATGGCTGTATAAAAATAGTTGATAAACATTAGGCAAACCGAAAATTTGGGTTTGCCTAATTGTGTCGGGAAATATGAACATTGACAATTGAATATTGACGATGGGTTTGTTAATATATCTATATTATTAAGAATTTGGAGAAGAAAATATGTTTGCAATGTTTTTAATGTTAGTTGCTATTGCGGTAGTTGTTGCAGTGTTGTTTTATATTTATTTTAAGTGTATAAAATTGAAAGATTCTATGGCAAGAAAAATTGAAATATGTGGATACTGCATATTGTTGATTCTGATCATATGGGAGTTTGGAATCAAGAACATAGAGATGAACGAATTTTATAATTTGGATTTTGGAGTGATTAAGGAAAAAATTGATTATGTTTTTTATGGAATTCAGAGTTTGAGTTCTGGATCTTCAGTAGATAGTTTGTATGCACAATATGGAACAATAGAAGAGGGCAGCGATTACGTTAATATGCAAATGCATTTTGTGGATGTCGCAGAATTGATAATGCAGGTTTTGAGCACATTGTTTATTGCAATAGGGCGATTTCAAGAACTGCGAAAAAAGAAAAAATAGGACAATGCCAATCGTCAAATATGATGGTTGGTATTTTTTTGCCCAAAAATTGAAAGGGGGAATGCATGTGAACGAAAAGGAAGTATTCGAGATCTGCAACCAGATAGACAGCTTCATAGCGGAATATTTGGCAGAGTCCATCGTGATCGGAACAAGCTACGATATGCTGGAAGCACACCACGGCATTCTCCCGATCAGCAGGAATTGCTTTTACAGGAGGCGGAGGATTGTGCAGAGAATCATGAAGCAGAGGATGGGAAGGGTTGAGGAGGAGCAGGATGGTCAGTTGAGAATGGTGTGGTAATATTGGTGGAAGGGCTACTTATTCGCCTTTCGATCATCCATATAAAGCGTAGTTGTTCCGTATGGCTCTCTATATAAAGTTTTATCTATGCGACGTACATAATTTTCATGCCCATCATTACGGATTTGAAATTGATAGGAGATAGTTGAATTATTATTGTTAAAGGACAAGTCTCCTTTTTTCCATTCTCCGTTTTGATCAAAGTAAAGTGTGTAAAGAAACATATACCCATGATTGTCAAAATCATGTAACCATAGATAAAATGGATATTTGCATTTACGCATGGTTGAAGTATATGGGGTAAGCCGAAGGTGAGATGTTGGTAGTTTACCTTCATATACGGTGTCTGTTCGGAGTGTGTTGAGGAAAATCGAATCTCTGTAGTATTTCTGAAATGGTTTGATAAGATTATTGGTTGCATGGAGATAGGTGTATGCAAGGTCTAAATTGTGATCGGACAGGGCAATGCATACAAAATTCCCATCTGAAATAAACGGAGATTTTAAATCAAAGGGGTTCATATCATAAATGGCCACGTCTTGATAGGTTATGTTTAAGTTATTCTCCTTTTTATGTGCTTCACGCTTATAATATTGCTCCATTTTAGGGTTTGGAGTATATGTGGATGGGTTAGTTGCTTGAACGGTTACGGCAGAATCTATAGTGTCTGGTAGTTTGAATAAATCGAGTATTTTTTGCATTATTGACATTGGTAGATACTCCTTTCTGCTATGGAATAAGTGTATTTTAGCATATTAAGAGCAGATGTACATTATTAAAAATCCCCGCTTACGCAAGGTAGGCGGGGACATGAATTAGGTAAACGGCAATTCTTCATCAATAGTATCTGGAATTTCCATAAAACCATCGGATGGATGAACGATGGTTTTGTCGTATTTTTGCAACGTTTTTTCTATCCATAAATTGTAAAGTTCGTCATCAATTGTTTTTGCATCGTGTAAGTCTTTGATTTTTTTCCATTCGTTAGCAAAATTGAACATAGATGGATCTGTGGTCGAAAATTCACATGTATGTTTATGCGAATATTGATCCTCATATGCTAGAATTTGAAAATTTATCAAATTAGCAGTTTCCAATTTAAAAAGCATGCGAATTATATCGGAGTAAGTGCGAGGAGTATCATTTACATCAATTATATCACTCAAGCCGAGAAGCCAATCAATTGAAACAGTAAATACTTCTGCAATTTTTTTGACAATATCAAGAGATGGCGTTTTATCAGTATTTTCGTAAGATGATAAAGTTGCCTGAGTAGTATTTATTCGGTCTGCAAATTCCGTTTGAGTTAGTTCTAGAGAAGTACGAAGTTCTCTAATTCTTGATGAGAAAGTTGCATCACTCATATTATAACACCTCCTTTGTTTTTATATAATATAACACATAAATAACAAAAAAACAATTTATCTTTTGAAATATAATACATATTTTGTAAATATATACTTGACTTGATAAATATATAGTGATAATATCTGAGCTAAGGAGGTGAATAGATGAAGCGCTTAGTAATTGAAATGGAAGATGATTTTCACAAAAATGTGAAGATAAAAGCAGCATCTCAAGAACGATCAATGAGAGACTATGTTAAGCAGTTAATTGAAAATGATCTGAGTAAAGAAAAAGAGCAAACACGGTAAGTTTGGCGACTGGCGTGATTGCTCAAAAACAAGAAACTCGTAAACGGAATCTCTTTATTCATAATAAGAGATTCAAGCCTAAAAATCAAGGAGAATTTAAAATTATGAATCAGATTGAACAGAAATTAGACAGCAGAGAAGTGGCAGGAATGGTAGGAAAACGGCATAAGAATTTGTTATCAGATATAAGAGGATATGTAGAAGAACTTAACGAGCTAAAAATTCAGCCGGTTGATTTTTTCAGAGAAACAGTGTATAAGGATGCAAAAGGCCAGGAGCGCCCATGTTATGACATTACGAAAAAGGGGTGCGAGTTCATAGCTCACAAACTAACAGGTATTAAGGGAACAGAATTCACGGCGCGTTACATTAACCGCTTTCACGATATGGAAGATATTATCCGTGAGGAAATTCCCAAAAAACAGGATAAGCCGAAAAAAGAGAAACTCACATCCGTAAATATGATGGTGAAGAATATCAGGGAAGCCCTGCATGATGCCGGAGTGGATTCCAAGTACATAGCTGCAGAAGTGGTAAGAATTTATTCTGATTCCGGTTATCCTGTTAATGCTCCGTTAATCTCTGATACACCGAAGTTGTGGGACTGCACGACCATTGCAAGAGAGCTTGGCATTTTTTCGGAAACTGGTAGACCGCACGACAAGGCAGTTAGCGCAATTATCCAGAAGTTGGATCTTTTTACAGATGAAATCGTGAGAACGGCATACAGCCGGAATGGGCATGATGGTGTGACAATGCAGTATAAGGAAAGCGTTTTCCAAAAGGTAAAAGAATGGTTGCAGGAGAACGGCTATCCAACAGTCATTGAACTGGAACTTGCAAACGGCAATGTAAATAAATGCCGGGTAGTATACGGGGAGGTGGCTTAGTTATGGATAGAGCGGTATTAGAAAGATACGAGAAGATTCTTGAAATCATGGAGAATGAAAGGGAAAATCAGCCAATGGCAAGCCAACGGACAAAGGATGGTTATTCTGGGTTTCAGGATGCAATTGAGGAATATGTCAATGGTGTGCAGGAAGATGCCTTTTATTGGGGATACATGACAGCTATGAAACAACGAGAAGGAATAGTGGTTACAGATCCAGAAGATTCGGAAGAGGTACATGACAAGGAACCTATGTATTGTGGGGAAGATTTTCGGCGATATGTGGGATATAGGATAGAGGATGTATTATCAGATGAGAATGACTGCAATGTTCAGATCAAACTGAAAAATACTCATACAAATAAAAGTGCGACAATATATGCAGACAAAGCGTTTGACGGCGAGACACTCTATGTTATGGATAAGTAGGTGGGGAGGAAATATTTATGAATGAAAAGCTTGACGAAATGACGAGAGAATTATTACTTGCGTTTGATGGCACTGATCCAAAAGAAATTGATCGATTGAGAAATGAATGGCTTGCAGAACTTGAAAGCAGAAAGTCGGAACTTCAGAGACCTGGTAGAGTTGTTGATTATGTCAATGCCATATGTGATGTGGCTATTGAGCGGGCAAAAAGAAGAATGAAAGTGGCATAAAATTATTAGAGAGCTTAGAAATAGGCTCTCTTTTTTCTTGGTAAATCATTCTTTTTGAAAGACTGCATTTCTGGCAGTAATATTTGCCAGCATGTCACTCAGTACCACCAGATCGGCGGCGAGAAGGGCAATTTCATCGTCAGACATGCAGTCGGCAAGCTGGCAAGCGAGCGTTGAAAACAAATAAAGGTTTGAACAGTTTTGCATGGGATCACCATAGTTGATTTGAATATTTTATGCAAATGGAGAGGAAATAATTCACTCGGAATGCTCTTTGATAGAGCGGACGATAGACTTGTTGGAAAGTATAGATATTGAAAATTGAATATTGGAGGTTAGTATGGTATAATTATTCCATTATTTTTTACAGAGGAGAAAAAAATACATGTACGATAATTTATACAGGGAAACGATAGTGATTATAACATGGGCTTTGGTAATTTATGCTTTAGTGATTCCAATAATATTAAATGCAGATGATAAAGTTAAACATATAAAATGGAGTGCTTTAGGTTTAAAAAACGTTTTGAAAGGGTGCGGGAAAAAGGATACAGAGAGCATCTCGAAAGAAGTACAGTTACTATATGATGAATATGTACAAGAAAAGCCAAGCGCAAGAAAATATTTTCCAAATGTTATCATATGGCTCGATACTATTATTTTGAGAATAAACACTGAAACAAAAAGCGTAAAGTGTGTTTCTGAATACTATGAGACATTAAAAAATGTGAGAGAATTTTTGAATGATATGACGCCTTATAGTAATTGTACACAATATCAACAAAGCATTTTGAAGGATATTGGTGATCTAGGGACTAATGAAAACAAGACAATCATAGACAATATTCTTGAAAGAACAGAAAGCGAGTTCTTAAGGCTCGAAAGTGATATAAGAAAAAATAGTCGTTCTAATAGATTATCAATAATGATAGGAATATTAGGAATTGCTGTATCGTTTGTTTTAGCAATAATAAAATTTTAGATTCTTACCAACCGTCATATACGATGGTTGGTATTTTTTTACGCAAAAATTGAAAGGGGGAATGCCTGTGGACGAAAAGGAAGTATTTGAAATCTGTAACCAAGTAGACAGCTTCATCGCGGAATATCTGACGGAATCCATCGTAAAGGGAACTTCGTATGACATGCTGGAAGCACACCACGGCATTCTCCTGACTAGCCGGACGCAGTTCTACCGGAAAAAGCAGAAGGTAAAAAATATTTTAGAGAAAAAGTATGGACAGATCGTGGAAGAACAGAACGGACAGTTGAGGATGGTGTGGTAAACACTAAAATAATAGTTAGTGTTGATTTTTATAAATGGAGTGATATAATTAGAAAAAACTAATGAGGAGGGGGAAAATGAGGGAAGAAAATCAGGCAGATATTGAATTTAGCGAATCAGATGATATTTCTATATTAAATTTGGATGTGGGACAATTTTACAAAGATATTGAAAAACAGTTGAAAACTATGTTTTGGGCAAATATGGTTGTAAGTATCATTTCGTGCGTTGTGTTGCTCGTTGGAATTGGTTTGGTTTTGGAAAATCAAGTTTCTGCAGGAACAATAACAATCATAGGAGGCGGTTTGACCGAGTTCTTAGAAACGGTATTTATTAAACAATATAACACTGCATTAAATAGGGTTTCAGAGGAATATAAAAGACTGTTGTTTTGCAATAATATGAATATTGCATTAAATATGGCTAAAAGATTGCCTGTTACAGATATGCGTGGGGAAGAGTTGCGTTATTTAGAAATAAGGGAGATATTACGACCACTTATGAACGATTTTAATGGAAACCTAAAATAGAGATTTGATAGGGGATTCATTGTTGGTACGGATATATTTTACCTATAGTTCATTAAAAACTATCGAATAGTAATAGTTTATTTAAGTGGAAATATAAAATACTGGAGAGGACACAGAAATGTGTCCTCTTTTTCATGCTCTAAATTGGTACAAATCTACTAAATCCCCATGTTAAAATTACTATAGAGTAGTAATTGAACAGGGAGGGAGAAGAGTGGAGAATGAAAACGAACTGAAAAAGGAGTATCTGCGATCATATACACCAGCGGTCAGCGCCGCGCGCCGGATAGAGGAAGAAATTGAGCAGTTAAGAGCAGATAAGATGGCACCGGCACTTGTCATGGATGATATGCCACACGCCCATGATCAGAAAGATCTCTCTGACTACGCTGCAAAGTTGGACGAGTTGGAGAGGAAACTTATTAAAGCACGGTATGAGCGCATAGATCTATATGTAGATATATTCGCAGATATTGAGCGTTTAGAGGATGAGACGGAAAAGGCGGTATTGACATACAGATACCTTCGGAGACAAAGTTGGGAAGAAATCTGTGTAAAGCTTGGATATCAGTGGGCGCAGGTTCACCGAATTCATGCCAGGGCATTGAAACATTTCAATCCGACGGGTGGATATTATGAGATTTTGAACAAAAAAATGAAAGATGATACACAATGATACACTTATCTGTGGTATGATTGTAGCGTGAAAGAGCGTAAGAGGAAATGATTCCCCTTGCGCTTTTTTCGTCTTTTGACTACTGGGGCATCATGAAACACAGGGGTGTCCCACTTCTCCCTAAAAAGAAACAGGCAGGTGATATTATTGGCAAGGAGTCCGAACCAAAAGGCAGAAAAAGCCCGAGAACTGTATAAGGGTGGAATGAAGCTGGTTGAGATTGCAAGTCAACTAGAGGTTCCTGCCGGGACAGTTCGGAGATGGAAAAGTACATACCATTGGGATGGTGAGCAGCAAAGCGAGCTTCAACAGAACGATGATGAACGGGACTTTTTTAATGCAAAAGAAAGAAAATACAATTCTAGGTCAACTGGCATTATAAACAATATAGTTAATTGTCTAGGCAATGTGATTTCTTCTGACAATATTGACTTGATAACCAAGGAAAAGGCATGCGAGACGCTTGTGAAAATTGCTTGCGAAAAAAATGCAAGAAAGAAGATTTGCGATATTGTTCGTAAATCGGAACTAAAAAAGAGAGATGCAATCAGCGAAAGCCAATGGAATAGATGCATGGATTTTTTTAGAGATAAAAGTGGAAAATCATGCTGTGCGTATTGCGGAATTCAAACAAAACAGTTAGAAAAGGATCATGTAATACCTTTTTCAAAGGGCGGATGTGCATCTGCTGATAATATTCTTCCTGCCTGTAAAAGGTGCAATACAGCAAAGAATGACAAGAACATATATGATTGGTATACGAGAAGCAATGTCTTTTCAAAATACAGGATGAAAAAAATAGTTGAGTATCTAAAAGAAGTAGGCGGTGATGTCTATGAATAAAAATGAATCCGCTGAAAAAGACTATATGTCTGGGATGAAATATAAAGACATTGCAGATAAATATGGAGTGTCAATAAATACTGTCAAGAGCTGGAAAAAAAGGTACAACTGGGAGAGAGAAAAAGGGTGCACACAAAATAAAAAAGGGTGCACACAAAAAATGGCAGAAAAAAAAGCTGTAGCTGATGAAGTCAAGCAGGTTATACAGAATACCGACTTGACTGATAAGCAACAGCTTTTTTGTATACATTACATCCGATGCTTCAATGCTACCAAGGCATATCAGAAAGCATATGGATGTGGATATACAACCGCGGTTACAAACGGTCCTGCATTACTCGGAAATACTCGGATAAAAGAAGAAATTCTACAGCTGAAACAGGATCGGCTCAATCGAGAGTTCTTAAGCGAATCCGACATCTTCCAGAAGTACATGGATATTGCATTTGCTGACATAAACGATTTTGTTGATATCAGTGCTGGTTTTGTTACAGCAAAAGATGGTATTGATGGAACTATTGTCAGTGAAGTGAGCAATACACAGAGTGGGGTAAAGATTAAGCTTGCTGATCGGATGAAAGCTTTGCAGTGGCTTACGGATCACATGGATCTTGCCACCGAGAAGCAGAAAGCCGAGATTGCATTACTGAAATCCAGAGCAGATGCCGGTAAAGATGACCGCGAGAATAAGCTGGATAAGCTTTTCGAACAGATAGAAGGAGCATTGAAAGATGCTGAGTGATCTATATACACCAAAACAGCTTGATACCTTCCGGTTCGCTGTGAACAATGACTATTTTATGCTGATCAATCACGGGGCAAAACGTACCGGAAAGACAGTGTTGGATAATGATCTATTCCTGTATGAACTCCGCAGAATTAAAAAGATAGCTTCTATGCAGGGAGTAGAGAACCCACAATATATACTGGCGGGTGCCGACTTGGGAGCACTCAACAGAAACGTACTGATCGAACTTTCAAATAAATACGGTATTGAGTTCCATTTTGACAAGTTCAACCGTTTCAAGCTGTTTGGGGTGCAGGTGTGCTGTTTCGGGCATTCCAAGATAAATGACTTGGGACGTATCCGAGGAATGACCGCCTACGGTGCTTACATCAATGAGGGCACTATGGCAAAGCAGGAAGTATTTGACGAGATCAAGTCTAGATGTTCCGGTAATGGGGCGCGGATGCTGATCGACACGAACCCGGATAACCCGGAGCACTGGTTGAAGAAAGACTTTATTGACAAAGCAGATGGGAAAACCATTAAAGAAGTTCAATATCGGCTGGATGATAACACGTTTCTCTCTGAGCGCTATAAGCAGAACATGAAAGAAACAACCCCATCCGGGATGTTTTATGATCGCAATATTGAAGGAATGTGGGTAATGGGCGAAGGTGCCGTATACCGGGATTTTGATGCGAAAGTCCATTATATCAGCAGGGCAGAACTGCAAAAGGTTAACTTTACCAAGTTTATTGCCGGTGTGGACTGGGGATATGAACACTTCGGTGCAATCGTGCTGATTGGGAAAGATGATCAGGGATGTTATTATCTGATCCGGGAGATTGCCAGGCAGTTTGAGGAAATAGATTTCTGGCTGGAGCAGGCACAGGCAATTAAAGCCGAGTATGGCAACATCCCATTTTATTGTGATTCTGCCCGCCCAGAATATGTAAAGAAGTTCAAGAAAAATGGTTTGCGTGCAGTCAATGCGAACAAAGCCGTATTGAGCGGAATCGAACGTGTGGCACAGCTCTATAAGCAGAAGCAGCTTCGAATCGTAGAGGATGTTGACCGGTTCCGCGATGAAATCTATATGTATGTGTGGAATGAAAAGACCGGGGAGCCGGTAAAACAGTTTGATGATGTGCAGGATGCTATTCGGTATGCAATTTACACGGATGAGAACCGCGGTGGTATTGGTATTTTGAAATGAGAGACATGATTGAATCGATATAATGATTTCAAAGAAAGGAAAAAAGAATGGATTTCTGCGGAACAACTTCTTGTAGCAGTTCTCCTTTTGCCATATAATAACGATGAAAGGAGAGTGGATATTTTATGTATAGTGACGTATTGGCTATTATTTCTTTGATAATTACGATAATTCTTGGCGGCGGTGCAATGTATCAATCTTGGAGATATAATAAAGATACAGGGAAAATTGCGGCAGATACCAAATATATGTTAGTCCGTCAAATTACATTGATTAATGATATGTGTAAAGAATTGAAAAAAGAATGTACCCCTATGTCTATTGATTTAAGCAAAGATACATTTAAGCTTCATAAGCTATCAACATTTCAGAATAAAGATATTGACAAGATTATGGCAATAATAAACCATTTATCTATAAAACAGGTGTTTATTGATGGAATAAGAAAATTTTTGGAGAGTAATGAAATTGATTACGAATGTAATTTTAGGGGTGAAGCATTGGCAGATGAAAAGATAGAACTTTCGCACCTATATGGGATGTTACTAGAATATGATCTGCTTGTGGAAATACGGCGAGGGTAATGGAGAAATTAAATATACCGATAGGTACTATGGCAGGCTGTAACGAGCCTGTCATTTTTTGTGGGAGAAATTAAATGGATATCGAAATAATGAAACAACTGATAAAAAAATACGAACCCGGTCATGCGGCTTTTGAGACCCGGGCAGCAGTGGCGGAACGGTATTACCGTAACGAGACAGATATCTTGTTTCGGGACAAACCCAAGGAAGATAAAGAGGAATCAGACAATCCGCTGCGCAATGCCGACAACCGGATTCCACGGAACTTCCACGGGCTGATCGTGAACCAGAAAGCGTCTTATGCATTCACAGCCCCACCACTGTTCGATGTGGGGAATGTGACAGCAAACAAGCGCATTACGGAAGCGCTTGGGGACGAATATGCCAAGAACTGCATGGGATTGTGTGTGAATGCCGCAAATACTTCAATCGGCTGGGTACATTACTGGACAGGCGATAACGGTTTTGAATGGGCGGTAGTTCCAAGTGCACAGATTATCCCGGCATTTGACCGGAGCTTGAAAAGACGCCTGATTGGTGTCATGCGCGTGTATCCGGATATTGATGAGGATACCGGAGATAATTACACGGTGTACGAATACTGGACGGACACAGAATGCCAGGCATTCCGGAGAAGAACCGGTGATGAACTGGAAATGCTTGCGTATTATAACATGTTTATTGATCCTATCAGCGGAGAGATGGCTGCCAGCTTCAGACATGATTTTGGAGAGGTGCCGTTTATTCCGTTTTATAACAACAATGTGCATACAGATGATCTGCGAAATATAAAACCGCTGATAGACGTATATGACAAGGTCTACAGCGGTTTTATTAATGATCTGGATGATATACAGGAATTGATCTTTGTGTTATCCGGATACGGAGGGGAAGATCTGAACAGCTTCCTGTCAGATCTGAAAAAATATAAGACCATCAAGGTAGACGGGGATGAGGGCGGCGCGGTTTCTACTCTCAATATTGAAATTCCGATTGAAGCCAGAAACAGTGTGCTGGAAGCTACCCGAAAGGCAATCTTTGAGCAGGGACAGGGATTTGACCCGCAGCCGGAGAACTTCGGGAATCAGTCGGGTGAAGCACTGAAATTTATGTACAGCTTATTGGAGATGAAAACAGGATTGATGGAAACGGAATTCCGGCTTGGGTTTGCGCGGCTCATCCGGGCAATCTGCAAGGCACTTGGCATTTCCTGTGGCACGATTATCCAGACATGGACCCGTACCTGCATCAAGAACGATACGGAACAGGCGCAGATCTGCAGGGATTCAGTTGGGATTGTCAGCAAAAAGACGATTCTGAAAAATCATCCGCTTGTTGAGGACGCAGACGAAGAATTGAAGCAGATCGAAAAGGAAGAAAAAGAAGCACAAGAAAAGGCTGATCTGTATGCAGGAGCATTTATTAAAAGCGGAGGAAGTGGGGATGGCAAAGATAGTGATGCCGAGGAAAATCAGAAAAACTCACAAAATCAAGATAATTCGAGTAGAGCTTGAAATAGAGCTTATAAAGCCGATTATTGGTAGAATTTTAATCCTGTTCTTTTGGCTTTTAGGCATCAGAGTAATTAAAGCAGAGATTTATGGACAGAAAATCTACCTGATATGTATTCCTAAGTTCTACTATGCAAAATAAAGGGGCTGCTGATGAAAAATAATACCTACTGGAAGAAACGCTTTAAGCAAATAGAAGAATCCCAACATCGGAAAGGGCTACAGTGCTATAAGGATATTGAAAAACAGTATATGATCGCGCAGAGCCAGTTGGAGGCAAAGATAAATGCATGGTATCAGCGGTTTGCAAAAAACAATGAAATTTCTCTTGCAGAAGCACATAGGCTGTTGAATTCCAATGAACTTGAGGAATTAAAGTGGGACGTGCAGCAGTACATCAAGTATGGAAAAGAAAATGCCATCAATGGCCAGTGGGTGCAGGAATTGGAAAACGCTTCCGCAAAAGCACACATAAACAGACTGGAATCGCTGAAGCTACAGATGCAGCAGTCTGTGGAAGTGATGTTCGGCAATCAGTTGGATAGTGTGGATGCCACTCTGCGCAATGTTTATCAGGCGGGATTTTTCCATACTGCCTATGAGATTCAGAAGGGGATTGGAACCGGATGGAGTTTTACATCCCCGAATGATCGGCTGATTGATACAGTGGTCCATAAGCCTTGGGCGGCAGACGGGCAAACGTTTTCAGACCGGATCTGGACGAACAAACAGAAGCTGGTCAATGAATTGAACACCACCATGGTACAGAACATAATTACCGGGGCTGATCCGCAGAAGACGATTGATGCCCTGGCACGGAAGATGAATGTATCAAAACAGAACGCGGGCCGCTTGGTTATGACAGAACAGGCGGCTTTTTCCAATGCAGCGCAAAAGGATTGTTTTGCAGAACTTGGGGTGGAACAGTTTGAAATATTGGAAACATTAGATAGTTTTACATGCAGCCTTTGTGGTTCTATGGACGGGCAGCATTTCCCTATGAGTCAGTATGAAATTGGTGTGACAGCTCCGCCGTTCCATCCGAACTGCCGTGGGTGTACCTGCCCATACTTTGAAGATGATTTTGGAGTGCCGGGAGAACGTGCAGCGCGTGGTGAAGATGGAAAAGCATATTATGTACCAGGCAATATGACATATGAAGAGTGGAAATCCTCTTTTGCAGATGGTAACAATGCAGCGAAAGACCGGTTGGGGATTATCACAAACAATAATAAAAGCAACCCGAACTATTATGATTTTAAGGGTAAAAATGTGGATACGGTCGAGTCGGAAATCTGCAAGTTCGACCATGAGGTTGGAGTTATATTTGACAATGGGAAAGCGGTAAATTGCCAGTTGGGAAATGAGGATACTATAGAATTTACGAAGTATCAGCTTAAAATGATGAAAGGAAAAGATGTTACTCATAATCATCCATTGAGTACGCCGCCGTCCCCAGAAGATCTGTATCTGCTGGTAAATTATAAAGTCAAAAGTTTCAGAACCTGTGGGGAAAACGGTACATATGTGTTAGAATATAATGAACAGGTAGAAAAACTTCCAGATTTCAAGACATTTAGTGATACATATGACGAAATTATATATGAATTACAAGATAAATATTATGATGAAGTGAAACATGGAATGAAACAAGAGGATGCGATCATATTACTTGGAGAGGCTGCTTGGGAAAGATTGTATGAACTATATAATGTCAAACCTAGATTTGAAAGGCGGTAATTGTCATGAGCAAATATAAACCATATGAAATAGATAGATATAAGCTGAATCTGTTTTGCGTATGTTTGAACTGCAGTAAATACAGAGGCTCAAGAAACGATTTTTCAAAATATTGTGATGCTTATCCCAAAAATCTTCCATCTGAAATTTGGAATGGAAAAAATGTAAAATGTCCGCATTTTGAAGAAAAGCAGGGGTGATAGTATGGTGAAACTTATAAAAACATTAGATGTTCAAAACGCATCATTGAATGTGATCACAGCTGGCAGACGGTTGCCACTTGCACAATTTACCGGGAAAATCGAAATTACAGAACACCAGAGTATGACACCTGTTCTTGGTAGAAGGTGTAAAGGAGAAAAGAAAATCTATGCATCATTCATTTTATGTCAGAATATTGAATATCAGACAGATGATGAGTTTAATGCAGGAAAAGTATATGAAGCAGTTGGAGATGTGCAGGGGGAGCAGTCTTGTGAAAGACTGATTTTCTCAGGACTTCGTTTTGAAGATATAGATCCGTTGAAAGGAACTGTGACACTTGAAGTGACAGATCTGGAACTGATCCGGAAAATGATAGAAATGTAAAATTGAAAGTTACCACCAGTCAGAAATGATATGGTGGTATTTTCATACCCAAAATCAATAATAACAGGGCAACCGGAAATCTATGAACCGAACAGCGCAGAGGTGACGCTAAGTAAGTTTCTCCGGCAGTCCTGTTTTTATATTGTCCGAAAGCCTTATGACATGAAAACTGCCGGCAGAAACCCGTATCAGGGAAATATTGATAAGCGTGGCTGCAAATAAAGCCAGAAAGGAAGTAACCCATGAAGTTAGAAGAATTGTTAGGAGAAGAACTGTATAAACAGGTCAAAGAGAAAATTGATGCGGCAAATGCGAATGAATCGGACAAGTTAAAGCATATCAGGTATGCAGATCTGTCAGAGGGCGAGTATGTCAGCAAAGGCAAGTATGATACCGCCGTGGCAGAAAAAGAGAATCTTGCCGGTCAGATCAAAACGCTTAATACTACGATCGGAGATCTGAAAAAGAACAATGCAGACAATGAGACATTACAGAACACCATTGCGGATCTGCAGACGAAGTTAAAAGATCAGCAGACAGCCAATGAGAAGATCTCAAAGACCTATGCGCTGAAAGAATCCCTCACAAAACAGGGAGTGCTTGATCCGGACTATCTGATCTACAAAGCAGGTGGGCTTGATAAGTTTATGTTTGACAAAGAGGGCAAGCCGGTCGGTGTAGAGGAAGCGGTAAAGCCATATAAGGAAGATAAAGCGATGGTACATTTGTTCAAACAGGAGCAGAAACCGCCGTATCATCCGCAGGGTGGCACAGGTGGTACCGGTGCTGTAAATCCATTTGCAAAAGATACCTTCAATCTGACAAAACAGGGTGAACTTTTAAAATCTAATCCGGAACAGGCAAAGGCAATGGCCGCAGCCGCCGGAGTGACAATTTAAGAAAGAGAGGAAAATGATTTATGGCAATTACAAAAATTGCAGATGTGATTGTACCGGAGCTGTTTAACCGGTATGTAATCAACAGAACAATGGAGCTGTCCGCGTTTTTTAAGAGTGGAATCGTGGTAAACAGCCCGGAATTTGACACACTGGCAAGTGAAGCGGCCAGAACACACAATATGCCATTCTTTGAAGATCTGAATGGAGAATCGGAGCCAACACTTGAGGATGTGAAGATGACACCGGCAAAGATCGGTTCTAACAAAGATGTATCCACCACAATTCTTAGACAGAAGATGTGGGCTGCTACAAATCTTTCCGCGGCATTGGCTGGAGTTGATCCAATGAAAGCAATCGGTGATCTGGTAGCTGGTTACTGGGCGAGAGATATGCAGAAAGAGTTGATCGCGATCCTGTCCGGTGTGTTTGGAACCACTACCGCAGGAGATAGTGGAACACCGGCGGCAGAGACCAGAATGGCGGATCATATCCTTGATCTGACTATTGGAAAGACGGATGCCGCAAAGCAGATCAGTGCATCTGCATTTATCGATGCGTGCCAGCTTCTTGGTGATGCACAGGCGCAGTTATCCGGCGTAGCAATGCACTCTGCGACCAAGTCTTATCTGAAAAAACTGAACCTGATTGAGACCGAGCGTGATTCTACAGATGTTGAGTTTGACACCTACCAGGGCAGACGTGTGACCGTGGATGATGGTTGCCCGGTGGATGCTAAAAATGGTGTGTATACCACATATCTGTTTGGAAATGGAGCAATCGCATATGGAAATGGTTCTCCGGTCGGTCATGTAGCAACAGAGGTTGATCGCGACAAACAGACCGGTGGTGGTATTGATTATCTGATTAACCGTAGGGCGTTTATCCTGCATCCGAGAGGAATCGCATACACCGGAGCGAAACGTGAGCATGTGGAGACTCCGACGCGAGCAGAACTTGCAATGGCAGAGAACTGGAAGCCGGTATACGAGCCGAAGCAGCTTAGAATCGTGGCTATCAAACACAAGATCGGGTAGCCTATGGAGCTGGTAAAGTTAAAGGCACTTCTTGGAATTGAGGATGATTCCAAGGATGTGATTCTTGAATTTGTCATTGCGGACGTAGAGGAAATCATAAAGAATTATTGTCATGTGGAGGAAATGCCGGAAGGTCTGGTGAACACCGGATACCGCATGGCGATGGATCTGTACCGGAATGAGAATATTGGAAGCGAGACGGCAGCAGTTGGAGCGGTTTCTTCCATTTCTGAGGGAGATACCTCTACATCTTTCCAGCAGTATGTAGATGCTAATTTCAAAGACACAGTGCTGAAAAATTATAAGTCCTCATTAAACAGATACAGGAAGGTGGCGTGGAAATGATCGCGGATGCAATCAAGCAGGCACAGGCACTTGCAAGGAAAGTCCAGGAAGCCACATATGATGGCAGATGTACGGTTATGGAGCATCAGAAATTGAAAGATCCAAAAACCAGAATTACAACAGAAAAAGATGTGGTGGTATTGGAAGATGAACCATGCCGCTTATCATATTCCAGTGTCAGTGCAGTGGATCAGACGGAATCAGCAGCAAAGACGGCACAGGTCACAAAGCTGTTTTTATCTCCGGACGTGCAGATCAAGCCGGGAGCAAAGATTACAGTAACACAGGCTGGTGTGACAAAAAACTATAAATGCGGCGGTGTGGCAGCAGTATATTCGACGCATCAGGAGATTGTGTTGCAATTATCAGAGAGGTATGCATGATGGGAATGGGAAGCGTGGATATGCGGGAGTTGGTAAAGCTACAGGAGAATCTTAAAAAACTGGAGGATGAAGCAAAACGGCAGCAGTTTTGTGAAGCAAGTGCGAAGAAACTTGCTGCCAGATTACTTACATATGTTATTAAACGTACTCCAGTTGGAAATTATTCTTATGAGGTCACTGCAACAGCAAAGCGTGACGGTAAAAAGCATAAAAAAGGTGAGCAGTATACTAAAAGGATAAATCCATCGGGAAGAAAAGGCGGTGTTTTACGCCGTGGGTGGATTTCAAAAACACCAGAAGAGGCTGCGAAAGGCGGAAGAGTTTCTATGGATGAAATACTTGCATATGTAAATGGAATACAGGTGAAAAAGTCTGGAAAGCAATACATAATTGAAATTAAGAATCCGATAGAATATGCAAGTTATGTTGAATACGGACATGTACAAACTCCAGGAAGATATGTTCCTGCCTTGGGAAAACGATTAAAGAAAGCATGGGTTCCGGGAAAACTTATGATGACAAAATCGGAAAATGATGTAAAGAGAATTGCTCCAAAACAGTTAGAAGCAGAATTTTATGAATTTTTGAAAGGGGCATTCAATGATTAACAACGTGATAGCCGGGATAGCAATTGCCCTGAACCAAGAGTTTGGGGATGATTACGAAATTTATACAGAGGAAATAAAGCAGGACTTGAAAGAGCCTTGCTTTTTTATTACCCTCTTAAATCCATCCAAGACAGATTTCCCATCCAAACGGTATTTGATGGACAATCCATTTTGTATACAGTATTTCCCGGAATCGGAGGACAATCCGAATAGTGAATGCCGCGATGTAGCTGATCGTATGTTATGGGCGTTGGAGAATATTACGCCTTTGGATGCAGACAGGCCGGTACGAGGGACGGACATGCATCATGAGATTACAGACGGAGTGCTGAATTTCTTTGTAAATTACAATTATTTCGTCCGCAAGGTAGAGACTCCGGCTCCCCTTATGGAAACCATTACAACGATATTACATTTGAAAGGATAGGTGAACAATATGGGCGATACAAAGCCAGAAGTAAAACCGCAGGCATCTGCGGATGTATTTACAAAGCAGCAGCTGGCAGAATCCAAACGCTATAAGAAAAAGCGGGATCTGCTGGAAGCGTTGCTGGAAGATGGAAAAACATATACGATTGCGCAGGTGGATAAGATCACCGGTGATTATCTGAGAAAGGAAGTGAAGTAAATGCCGTTTGGAGGAGGAACATGGATAACCCAGAACAAAGTGCTTCCGGGCGCGTATATCAATGTCGTAAGTGCGGGGATTGCATCTGCGGCATTGTCTGACCGTGGTATTGCCACAATGCCGCTGGAACTTGACTGGGGACCGGATGATACGGTTTTTAAGGTTACTACAGCGGATATGCAGAAGTATTCGAAAAAGATATTCGGATATAGTTATACCGACGATAAGATGAAAGGACTGCGAGATCTGTTTGCTGGCGGAACCTTGGTGCTGTATGCATACCGGTTAAACGGCGGCGGGACAAAAGCGTCCAATGATTATGCTACAGCTAAGCACACGGGGACACGCGGCAATGCGATCAGGATCTCCATAGCAAAGGACGTGGATGATCCAGAGTCGTGGAATGTAACTACATATCTTGATACGTCCAGAATTGAAGTACAGAATGTAAAAAAAGCGGCTGATCTGAAAGATAATGACTTTGTGACATTTAAAACAGATACGTTGGAACTTGCAGCAGTTGCATCGGCAGCACTGTCTGGTGGAACGAATGGTGTCGTCAATGGCGATGCGCATGCGGAGTATCTGGCAAAGGCAGAAGCCTACGGATTTAATACGATGGGCGTTGTGGTTACAGATGAGGTGACCAAGAGGCTGTATGTGGCATATGTAAAGCGTATGCGTGATGAAGTTGGTAAGAAGTTTCAGCTTGTGCTTTACAAGTCGGATGCTGACTATATGGGAGTTATTTCCACACCGAATAAAACGACGGACGAGGGCTGGCCGGAAGCATCCGCTGTATATTGGCTTACCGGGGTGGAATGCTCCACTGCGGTGAATAAGTCCTGCGAGGGCAGAGTGTACGATGGTGAATTTTCCATTGAGCCAATTGACAATGATCTGGAAGATTATATCAAAAAGGGACAGCTTGTGTTTGATAGAAATGATGATGAAATTGAGATTCTAAGTGATATCAATACACACATAACCATCACGGAAGATTGCAACGAATTTTTTTGCGACAATCAGACAATCAGGGTTGTAGACCAGCTTGCAAATGATGATGCACTGCTCTTTAAGACACGGTTCCGTGGGAAGTTCCCAAATGATGATCCAGGGCGGAACAGCTTGAAAAGTGGGCTGTGCGAGATCCGTGAAAAATTACAGAATTTGCGGGCTATTGAGAATTTCAAGCGGGATAATGTCACCGTGGAACAGGGAGAATCAAAGAAATCGGTAGTCGTTAATAATACGGTTGAAGTTGTAAATGCCATGAGTATTATGTACATGACTACAGTAGTGAAATAAGGGGGTGAAGTATAAATGAATAATGTGATGCTTGCAAAGGATTCTATCTCTGCAGCTCTTGCAGAGTGCTACGTGACAATTGGTGAACGTAGATACAATCTGATGACCGCAATCAAGCTTGAAGCGAATTTCAAGAAGAACAAGGCAAAGGTTCCAACTCTTGGCAAGACAGGAAAGGGAAATAAGTCGGTATCATGGGAAGGAACCGGATCTTGTACAATACATTATAATACGAGCATTTTCCGTAAAATGATGCTTGATTTTAAAAACACTGGTGAGGATGTCTATTTCGAAATTCAGATCACGAATGATGATCCATCCAGTGCTGCAGGATCTCAGACAATCACTCTTTTACAGTGCAACATTGACAGTGGAGTGCTTGCGAAATTTGATGCATCTTCTGACTCATATCTGGACGAGGATGTTAGCTTCACATTTGATGATTTTGATATGCCGAAAGAGTTTCAAGAAATTATTGGACTTGCAGCGTAATATTGCCCCTTATGTGTCTGGCATGAGGGGATTTTTTATAGGAAGAAAGGAGACAATGTATGTCAAATTTAAGCAGATTTTTAGCAAAAAACAAAATTAAAAGAGAGAACGGGAAGTATGCACCATCGAAAGCTTTTGTGGACGAAAATGGCAATCCTTTGGAGTTTGAGTTTCGTCCGATTACATCAAAGCGAAATGAAACAATGCGTGAGGGCCATACAAAAGATGTTCCGGTAGTTGGAAAGCCGAATATGTTCCGTCCAAAATTGGATACAACGGCATATATCAATGATCTGATCGCAGAGAGCATTGTTGAACCGGATCTTTACAATAAGGAACTACAGGATTCTTATGGAGTGAAGACACCGGGAGAACTTCTGTATGCCATGATCGACAACCCGGGAGAATACCAGGACCTTTCTGCATGGGTTCAGAAGTTCCAGGGATTTGATACTTTAGAGGATAAGACAGAGCAGGCAAAAAACTAATTGAGGAAGGGGATGCGGAAGCAAACTATGCATATTATGCATTGCACAAGCTCCACATTCTCCCTTCCCAATGGGTTGCTTTAGAAGAGGAGGAAAAGGCTTTTATTATTGCCTGTATAGATATAAGAATTGAAGCGGAAAAGGAAGAGGCAAAGAAAATAGCGAAGGAAGCAGAAGGGCGGTGATGATATGGCTACAATTACAACGGGAATACAGTTGGCAGACAATTTTAGCGCCCCTCTTATGCATATCATCAGTTCTGTGAATATGGCAATTTCTTCGATTTATGATATGGATCAGGCAATGAATGCTGGTGTGAATACGGCATCTTTGGAAGCTGCCCGGAATGAAATTGCACAGGCAACTGTAGCTGCGGAAGAATTCAATCAAACAATGCAACAGGCGAGTAGTCCGATCAATGATAATATTCGAAGGCAGGAACAATTTAATCAGTCATTACAAAACGGTGCAAGTGAATCATCGAATTTAGTTTCGGCAATTAAACGAATGGCAGGGGCGTACCTGAGTATTCAGACGGCTGGAAAAATTTTGGAGATGTCGGATGAGATCACACAGACCACTTCCAGATTAAATATGATGAATGACGGATTGCAGAGTACGGCCGATTTGTACAACATGGTTTATGTGGCTGCAAACGATGCCAGAGGATCATTAGGAGATATGGCAAGTGTAGTTGCCCGATTTGGTAATAATGCGAAAGATGCATTTAGTTCCAGTGCAGAAGTTGTCCAGTTCGCAAATTTAGTCCAAAAGCAGATGACAATTGCGGGAGCGTCTACGCAGGAAGCGGCAAATGCAGAATTGCAGTTATCACAGGCGCTGGGCTCTGGTGTACTTCGAGGTGATGAGTTAAACAGTATTTTTGAACAGGCACCGAATCTGATTCAGAATATTGCAGATTATCTTGATGTCCCGATAGGTAAGATTCGAAGTATGGCACAAGATGGGGAACTGTCGGCAGATGTTGTGAAACAAGCAGTATTTGCGGCAACAGATGAGATAAATGCTAATTTTGAATCTATGCCTATGACATGGGGGCAAATGTGGACGGTATTTCAAAATAATGCCACTATGGCATTTCAGCCGGTTTTGCAGAGACTTAATGATTTGGCAAATACAGACGGGTTTCAGGAGTTTGCTACAAATGCAATAAATGATCTTGCAGTAGTAGCAGGTGTGGTACTTGATATATTTGAAGGAATTGGATCAATAGGAACCTTTGTACAAGACAACTGGCAAATTATAGGTCCTGTTGTTTATGGTGTGGTTGCAGCATTAGCGGCTTATGCAACTTATGTTGGCATTACGAACGCAATAGATATGATATCAACAGGAATTAAGATTACAATGTGTGTTGCATCATATGCGCACGCAGCAGCAACAGGAACAGAAGCAAGTGCAACTGCGGCTGCAACCGCGGCACAGTACGGGCTAAATACTGCAATGTTGTCTTGCCCGTTAACATGGATAGTTGTTGGAATTATGGCGTTGATCATTGTGTTGGTTGCGTTATGTAATCATTTTTCAGGAGCTGGACATATTGCCCAAAGTACATTTGGTGCAATTTGCGGAGGAATCAATGTTGTTATCCAGTATTTTAAAAATTGGGGATTATCAGTTGCAGATATTTTTATTGGAATATGGAACGCAGGGGGAGCATGTGCAACCAATGTTGAGATTGCTTTTCACAATGCGATCAGTCATGTGCAGGCACTCTGGTATAACATGCTGTCTACAGCACTTACGGTAGTATCTGGCATTTGTTCGGCATTGAATAAACTTCCTTTTGTAGACTTTGACTATTCTGGAATTACGGGGGCAGCAGATAATTATGCATCAAAGGCGGCTGCAGCTGCCGGGAATACAAAAGATTATGCCAGCGTGCCGGCTGCATTTAGTAAAGGAGTAAAAACATATGACACTTACCAGAAAGGATGGGTCAACGATGCATATACTGCAGGGGCGGCATGGGGAGATGGTGTAACCAGTAAAATAAAGAATACCTTATCTTCAAAGGCTACCAATATTCCAAATGCGAATAATTATCCAAATGCGCTTGCGTCCAGTAACGCAGCAACAGCGGCAAATACAGCAGACACTGCCAAGAATACCGCCAAAACGGCAAATACATTATCTGCATCCAGTGAGGATCTGAAGTATTTAAGAGATATTGCGGATCGTGAGTACGTGAATAAATTTACAACAGCACAGATCAAGGTTGAGATGATCAACCATAACAACGTAAACAATGATATGGATTTAGATGGAATGGCAGAGCATTTGCGTAGCAAAATTGAAGAAGAAATGAACGCAGCAGCGGAAGGAGAGCACTAAAGATGTATGAATTATATATTGATGGGGTTCTTTTTCCGGTGACCCCAGGATCTCTTAACATCAAGATCAATAACAAAAATAAGACTATAACTCTCATAAATGAGGGAGAGGTTAATCTTATTAAGTCTCCGGGATTGTCTGATATTACAATCCCGGAGCTTTTATTGCCAATCCATAAATATCCTTTTTCACAAGAAAAAGCAAAAGTGGGGGCTGCATATTATCTTTCCAAATTAGAAAAATGGAAAAATCAGAAGAAACCAGTCACGCTAAAGTTTAATCGTTACAAAGTATCAGATAAACATCTTATCGAAGATATCATAATGGATGTGACTATTGAAGATTATGAGATCATGGAAGATGCAGATAAATACGGATCAGATGTGTGTGTAAAGCTTAACATGAAAGAATACCGTCACTGGGGAGCAAAGAAACTTGTACCGAAAGACAAAAAGACAAAGTCCGGAAAAAAGAAAACGATTGTTACGGTTAAAAAACAACGGAAGAAAACGAAAGCTATAGCCAAAAGCTACAAGATAAAATCTGGTGACACGCTTATGAAAATTGCGAAGAAACAGATGAACAATGCATCTGCATGTAAGAAACTCTATCAGTTAAACCAGAAAACGATTGAAAATGCAGCTCGTAAGCATGGACGAAAATCATCATCGAATGGTCATTATTTGTATGCTGGAACGGTATTGAAACTTCCGGGAGGTGGTAGCTGATGAAAGATATTGTTGATGTAGCGATTGGAGAGATCGGATACCGGGAGCAGGGAAACAACAGAACAAAATACGGAGAATATACAGGAGCGAATGGTGCTGCATGGTGCCATTCGTTTGTTTCATGGTGTGCGCATGAAGCCGTGGTATCTACTTCCATTGTTCCGAAAACGGCATCCGTAGCTTATGGTATGCAGTGGTATCAAAAGAAAGGACAGTTTAAGTATAAAGGGAAGTACACGCCAAAGAGAGGGGATATTGTTTATTTTAAAACTGGCCGAAGCCATGTGGGTATTGTTGAGAGCGTCAGCGGTGGTCAGTTACATACTATTGAAGGAAATACATCCGATAAGGTAGCGCGGCGGACATATTCTTTGAATAATGCTACAATTACCGGTTATGGCACGCCAAAATATGCAAATACCGGAAATAATTCATCCGGTTTTGGTGAAAAAAAGGATTCCAAGAAAGAATTGCAATATCTGCAGAAAATATTATCGCGTCATGAGGCAAAAGAGGAAACCATAAAAGCCGATGAAGCAGAAACGGGAAAAATACCGAATGGCAATGTAATGATTACTGTAAATAATGGGAAAAAGAAATTTACAGTACCAGTGGAAGATGGAGCAAAGGTTGTATGGGAAAGAGACAGCACACCCGGCAAATTTACTTTTGCAGCAAAAGTTGAAAAAGGATTTTTCATAGGTATGGGAAATGAAGTTCTTGTTACTGTGGACAGCAAGAAGTTTTTCTATGGCTTTGTATTTACAAAAGAAGTCAAGAAGGACGGGATGGCATCGTATACCGTATATGATCAGCTTAGGTATCTGAAAAACAAAGATACAATTGTGTACAAAAAGAAAACAGCAGATGAAGTAATTCGGATTATTGCAAAGCGCTTCCTGTTAAAATGCGGCACACTTGCAAAGACAGGGTGGCGCAGATCAGCGGTTGAGGACAATACGGCATTATTCGATATGATTCAAAACGCGTTGGATGATACTTTAATGGTAAAAGGAAAGACGTATGTTTTTTATGATAATATTGGAAAATTGTGCCTGACTGATGTGGCAAAGATGAAGGTAAATACCTGTCTGGTAGATGCGGAAACAGGAGAAGATTATTCCTACAAAACAACGATTGATACGGATGTGTATAACCAGATCAAGCTGATCTATAAGAAAAAGAAATCCAGTAAGAAGAAAAAAGGAAGTACAAAGACATCAACAAGTCAAAATACTGGAACCAGTTATGGAATTTATCTGGTACGTGACAATAAGAAAATCGCAAAATGGGGAACGTTGCAGTTTACGGATGAGATCAATAGTCCGGATATTGGAAAGCTGAAAGCACAGGCTTTATTGAAATTGTATAGCCATGAGAAGCGTACACTTACCATATCAGGCGTGATTGGAAACAGTAAAGTGCGTGGAGGATCGCTTGTGCCAGTCATACTTGATTTGGGAGATCTGAAAATTGCAAATTATATGCTGGTAGAGAAAGTGACACACACATTTAAAAATCGTGAATATACGATGGACCTGGTAGTGTCTGGAGGTGATTTTAGTGAGTAGCGGAAATCTGGTGCAGTTAATCAAGAAGATTGCAATGGATGCGGTACGGGCTGCAAAGATGTGTGATTATGTGACCGGTGTGGTTACCAGCGAAGATCCTCTGAAAGTGAAAATTACAAACTCTTTTGAAATTGGGGAAGAATTTTTAATGGTGCCACAAAGTATGACGGATCATGAGGTTGAAGTAACAATCAAAAAAGAGTATGGATGGAAAACGAAGAACCGATCGGGCGGAACTGGTGATGACATTGTGTTGGAAAATGTAAAGATTATGATTCACAATGCCTTAAAAGCCGGAGATGAAGTGTTGATGATGCGCAAAAGCGGTGGTCAGGAGTTTGTGGTAATAGACAAGGTGGTGAAGGAATGATTCCGACAAATTATGATGATGACGATGAAGAGGATGATATGACCGGCTTTGAAGTGGAAAATGACCCGTCTCTTACATATGCAATGCAGATAGGAACCATTGAGAATGAGCCAAGCATTTTTCTTGGCAAAGCAGACGGAGAAGAGGCAAACCGACAGGCAATATTGAAAATCTTGAACACAGAACGATATAAAAATGTAATTTATTCATGGGATTATGGAGTGGAGCTTCAGGATCTGAGGGGAAAGTCTCTATCTTATGTTATGTCAGAAGTGCCAAATCGGATTACGGATGCAATTACTGCAGATGATCGTTTTGAATCTTGTGAAGATTTTGAGATGGAACCGGTGGGAAAGAAAGCTCTGCACGTTACGTTCTCTGTAATTACGGCAGAAGGTGATAAAGTAAGTGGATTGGAAACGGAGGTGGAATATTAGTGTTTGAAAACAAAGACTTCGACTCTATCATGGAAGAAATGCTTGCATCCGTAAGCGATAAGCTGGACAAGCGCGAGGGATCGATAATTTATGATGCAATAGCACCGATTGCCATGGAATTGGCGCAGACGTATATCGATATGGATATGATTGTGAATGAGGTATATGCAGATACAGCATCCTATTATTATTTGATCAAGCGTGCAGCTGAAAACGGAGTATATCCCAAAGAAGAGACCAATGCGGTATGCAAGATGGTTGTTAGTCCGTCCGATACAGCCATAGCGATCGGGGACCGGTTTAACCTTGGTGATCTGAACTATGAGGTAACATCTGTAATGGATGCAGCAACCGGAGAGTATCAGGTAACATGTGAGACTGCCGGTATTGTTGGAAATCAGCAGTTGGGATCATTGCTTACGATTGAAACAAAGAATGATCTGAATGATATGGAAACAGCGGAATTGACCGAAGTCTTGATTCCCGGCGAGGATGAGGAAGATGTGGAAGATTTCCGTGAACGTTATTACGAGGGATTTTCCAATACAGGATTCTGCGGCAATAATCCGGATTATAAGGAGCGTATATCGGCCATTGATGGAGTTGGTGCATGCAAAGTTATCCGGATGTGGGAAAAAGGATATGATCCAGTAAAGTTTATTCCTGTTGCTGCAGTTACGGAGTGGATTGGAAAGCAGTCTGCGGAAACCGTTGGGGCGGAAGTATTTGCATGGCTGAAAGCGGTACATGATGTAGCAAAGGACAAATTACTGACAGTGGGTGGCACGGTTCGGGTGTATATCATATCATCGGAATACAAAGCACCATCCGCTACGTTGGTACAAAAAGTGCAGAATGATGTTGACCCGGATGATAAGACCGGGGAGGGATATGGACTGGCACCTATCGGACATGTGGTAAAGGTTATGGGAGTGAAAGAAGTTCCCGTTGCTGTGACAGTTACTGCGGTTTATAAGAACGGATATACTTTTGAATCCTTGAAATCCGATATGCAGTTGGCAATAGATGGGTATTTTACAGAACTTTCTGCCGATTGGAGTAATGAAGATAACCTGGTGGTGCGTAAGAGCCAGATTGAATCCCGGTTGCTTCTGATTGATGGGATATTGGATATTACAGATGTGAAACTGAATGGTGCATCTGAAAATGTAACATTGGATGAAGATGCAATTCCGGTAAGGGGTGATGTAAGTGGCTAAAAAAATGATTGATTATCTGCCACCGTTTATGCAACAGTTTGAAGAAATGAAGCAATTGATGCAGAGCGAGGATAAGCAGGTGGCGGCTCTTAACATGGATACTACTAAAATATTACGAAATGCATTCATAGAGACTTCAGATGCAGAAGGCATCGAGCGGTTCGAAAGAATCTTACATATCATTCCAGGTGCTGGTGAAAATTTAGAACTCCGTCGGTCGCGTGTGTCAATGCGGTGGAATGAACGGATACCGTATACGCATCCGACACTTGTAAAATGTTTAAATGCCAGCCTAGGAGAAAACAATTATGATCTGTATTCAGATGAGGAGCATTATTACATACTCGTGCATCTGAAATTGAATGTAGCGGATCGTGTCGGAGTTGTTGAAGAACTGATCCGGCGTATGTCACCAGAGGATATATGCTACAAAGTTCTTCTTATTTATAATACGCATGCAGTTTTACACAAATTTACGCATGCACAGTTACATAACTATACACATAGACAGCTGAGAGAGGAGGTTCTGCCATGACAAAGACAAAGTATTATGATCTGCAGATGGATGATCCGCAGGATGATTATGATGTGGAAGTCGTGAATGCTAATCTGAAAAAGATTGATGAGCAGATGAAAACAAGAGAAAATGCAACGGATGCATTACAGGAGCCGGAGTTTACAGTGGCGGAAAAAAGAGAAAACATTGCATCCAAGGAAAAAATGCCGAAGATCTTGGGGAAGATTGCTAAATTCTTTACGGATTTAAAGACGGTCGCATTTTCCGGGAAATATAGTGATCTGGATGGCAAGCCAGCAATAGTGAACAATAACACTGCAACAGAAGCCGGAAGTGCCCTCGATGCACGACAGGCAAATCCGACCATCGAGGGAACCATGGCAAATCAGATATCGCAATTAAACAGTGATTTGAAAAGAACCCCCAAAATCCAGCAAACGGAAAATGATGTTATTGAATTTGCAAACGGATATATTCGTATTGGCTGGGAGTACGGTATTAATACAGTTATTACATATAATGGTCATATTATGGAATTCAATAATGGGGAGCTATTGATGGATAAATCGCTTTTTTAAATTTTGCTTTTAATCAGTTAATATTTTACTCCACTTAAATTCAGAATCGTTTTCGACCTGCCCAATATAACAACCGATACCCCAATTTCTTATCGGAATAGCCAATGCAAATCCTCGCCACATTGACATCTTCACCGATAAAATGACAGCCCCAAAACCATTGTTATAATTGTCATTGTTGCAACCAAAAATTTCTTTATTGACGGTATTGTTTCCGTCACTTGCAAAAACAAAAAATATCGCATTTTGATTCATGAAGAATTCAGAAAATGTAGTGGTACTAGAACTGTCTATATGATCTTTTTGAAGCAAATCACTGTTTAATATAAAACCATGAAAAGAAAGGACTAAAATTATGAAATTAAAAACGTTAAAAGGCATGTATGATATTGTAAATGCCAATCACAAAGAAGGAAACCTACATATTATAATCAATGATGAAACCTGTGAGAATTTACAGACGATCTTTTCGGATAAAGAAAGTCTTGCCCGGTTAGAAATTTATACGGACGAGGATGTACTTACATCTGTGATCCCGGGTTATGTTGTTTTGGAGAAAATTGAATTACAGGGGGATACAAAAACGGTAATCCTCGGAAAAGAAGCTGATTATACGGAAAAGCGTATTACGGAAGTATCTGTGAGACTGGCAGAGAATGCGGCAAAAACAGAAGCAAACACAGATAGCATCGAAAAGCAGAGAGCAGATCTTGACTATATGGCAATGCAGATGGAGGTAAGTTTAGATGAGTAAGAATTATAACAAGGTAAAAGAATATTACGATCGCGGATATTGGAGCAAAGCGCGTGTGCAAAATGCAGTTGGAAAGTGGATCACGGAAGAGGAGTACAAAGAAATTACCGGTGAGAAATATGCCCCAAAATAATTGCTTTGTCCTATAATGGAAAGAAAACCATATAGGATAGGAGATTGCAATGGAAGAAAAGTTTCGTACCGAATTGCTGGCAATACTGGATAAGAAGATGGATAAAGAGCAGATCAATGAAGTGGATATCGCATTGACTGCTCTTTTTTGTAAATATGAAGTAGTGGAGCAGTGTACGGATTTAGTGCCGGTTAATGAGCAGGGAAACGAGAAGATCCTCAAAACTTATATAGCATCTATGCGCTTGGAAGGGCACTCTGATCGTACACTGGAACAATACAGGGATGCGGTTGTGAAACTTCTCGAAGATATTCCAAAAGATTTTGCGGAAATCCGAACAAATGACATTCGTTTTCATCTTGCTAAGTATCAGAGTACGCACAAAGTGAGCTCCGTAACGGTAGATAATAAGCGGCGATTTCTATCTACGTTCTTTGCATGGTTGACAGCAGAAGAGATTATTTCTAAGAATCCAATGTTGCGAATCAAGCGCATCAAACAGAAAAAAGTAGATAAGAAGCCATTTTCTGCTGCGGAAATGGAGAAAATCCGGGACTGCCTGAAGACTTCGAGAGAAAAGGCACTGGTGGAGTTTATGCTTTCCACAGGTTGTCGTGTTTCAGAAGTGGCTCATTTACGCATGGAAAATATAGATTTCCGAACAGGAGAGTGCACAGTACTGGGAAAGGGGAATAAAGAACGTACCGTATATATAAGTGATAATGCAATGTATTATTTACAACGCTATTTGGCAGAACGAAGTTGGAATGCATCTTCCCCGTTATTTTTAAATAAAAGAGGGACAGGGATGTCAAAGTGCAGCATCGAGCATTTGGTTCGCCAGATTGGAAGAAGAGCTGGTGTAGAAAAGGTACATCCGCACCGTTTTCGCCGGACAATGGCAACAAATGCAGCAAAAAGGGGACTTCCAATACAATATATACAGGCAATTTTAGGACATAGCAAAATAGACACCACGATGATCTACTGCAGTGTAAGCAAAGAATCGGTAAAAGAGGCGTATTTTAAAGTGGCATAAAAATCAAACAGTGATTTGTCTGACTTAAATGACGTCACAAATTTTATTCCCCGAAAATATATTAGGTTTTGGACATCCGATACAGATATATCCGGAGGGGTTGGAATTTATAATATCGGAGAAATTGCAACAGATTATTGGAACACCATTAGTAAAAACACAAAATTACAGAATGTTGGCGATTACGTTTTAACTATATTTGCTTGGAACGGTACGCCAAGTAAGGTAAATTTTGCATCAGGTTTCTTGATAAGTCCACGAAACTTTATAGCTTATGTTACTGTTTGGGAGGGCAATTTTATTTTGCATGATATTTAA